ATACCATAGTAGGCAGGGTGAGGTACTTTGCCAAGGCATTGAGTTGTAAGTATGTTGTCCTAGATCATGTATCTATTATTGTATCTGATCAACAGCATGGCGATGAGCGAAGGGCGCTTGATGAGATCATGACCAAGCTTAGGACAGTGGTTCAGGAGCTAGACATCTGCTTGCTTCTGGTATCTCACTTACGTAGGCCATCCTCTGCTGGTCATGAGGAAGGGGCGGCTACCTCTCTTAGTCAGTTGAGAGGGTCAGCTTCTATTGGTCAGCTATCTGATATTGTTATTGGATTAGAGAGGAATGGGCAGCATGAGGATGAGAAGGAGAGGCACACTACCACAGTACGTGTGATAAAGAATAGATTTTCAGGGTTGACAGGCCCTGCATGTAGGCTGTACTATAGCCGACAGACAGGTAGATTGACAGAGCTTGAAGAGGAAGGGGAAGAGTTTGAATGATTATCTTTCAATCTATTATCAAAGAGCTTGACGTAGTTACGAACAAGCATGTATACTATCTTGTTACTGGAAATGATAAACAAGAAGGGGTATGGTTTGTTGGTGAGAATGTCATCTCTATTCGAATGAAGAAGGCACCGGGATCAGAGGCGTCTTCCTTCTGGCTTGATGAGATGTTTAAATCTAATACTCCTAAGTTTGAATCAGATTTAAGACAAGTCAAGCAACTCCTAGAGAGAGGGGCAGTTGTGGTTTTCTCCCCCTCTCTTCTAGGAGAAGACATTACTAAGATGAGAAGCGTCTGTCCTGATACGACAGACTTCATAGAGCGTAAGCTTGCAGCGGTGCTACATGACAAGTACTAGATCAAAGAAAGCAAAGGGGAGGAACCTACAGAACTTGGTTGTTAATAAACTTCTTGACTACTCAGAGTATTTAGAACAGGATGATATTAAAGGGGCCATCATGGGTGAGCAGGGGATGGACGTTAAACTTTCCCCTGCTGCCTTCAAGGTGTATCCTTTTAAGATTGAATGTAAAAACCAGGAAAGATTCAAGGGTATATATTCTATTTATTCTCAAGCGGAAGGGCACAAAGGGAAGGGTGAGCCTATCATCGTTTTAAAAATGAACAGACAGAAACCCTTAGTGATGATGGACCTTGATTTTTTTCTTGATTCTTATATAGGAGATACTAAATAATGGATACTTGGAGAGGTAAACCTGAAGATTCTGAGCTAAAAAAATTAACAAAGGAAAGGCAATACGTTATCTTTGTCCCTAATCCAGAGGATGAAACAAACTTTTCTGTCATGGTAGTGGACACTGTTTCATCCCCTGATAAAGAGGATGAGAAAGAAAACTTTAATGTATCCAACATTATTATTAAAGGGATAATGTACATGTTGGATAGTGAGTTAGACTACCTAGTAGAACAAGGGGAAAATTTTATCCTAGATGAGTATGAAGAATCGATAGAAGAATCATTAAAAAATTCTGATAATATTCTTATGTTTGACCCTAGAAAAACGAAGCACTAATGAAAGGAGATTACAGATGATGGATGATATCTGGGAACAAATCACTAGCCCTACTCATTACAATAGTAACACGATGGAGACTATTGATTTGATAAGGGACAGTATGGAATCGGAAGAGTATAGAGGATACTTGAAAGGAAATATTTTTAAGTATGTTAGTAGGCATCGTTACAAAGAGAAAGAGAATCCCCTTAAAGATTTACTGAAGGCACAGTGGTATCTGTGTAAACTAATAGAGGACATGAAGAATGATGGGTAAGAGTGAAACCTTACAGGATAAGCTACATATGTTTCATCGTGCTTTCAATCATCCTACTGGGCTTAAATACCCTTTACCTTCTGCAATAGTGGATAGTGAAAAGGCTTTGCGAAGAACACTTATACAGGAAGAATACAAGGAGTTGATGTATGCTATCAGCAATGAAGATGATGATGAAGTTCTTAAAGAACTTTGTGATCTGGTTTATGTGTGCGTTGGCTTTGCTGTTACTTACGGTTGGTCTTTTGATACTGCATTCAATAGAGTACACGGGTCAAACATGTCTAAGCTGGACAAAGAAGGCAATCCACTCTATAGAGAAGATGGTAAAGTGGCTAAGTCTGACTGCTATGAACCACCGAAACTTTCGGACTTAGTGTGATGTGGGGGCAACATCTTATCGTAGACATGAGTGGTTGTAATCGTACAGCAGTTACAGACAAGGAAACAATTCGTACCTTTTGTAGTGAACTCGTTGAGAAGATAGACATGGTTCCTTATGGGGAACCAGTAATAGAACACTTCGCCAAGCATGATCCACATGCAAGTGGACACACGCTTGTCCAGCTTATTGAAACATCTAATATTACCGCTCACTTTGTAGATAATACAGGGGATATATACTTAGATGTTTTTTCTTGTAAAGAATTTTCAAGGAAGAACGTACTAGAAGTTTGCTATAAAATATTTTCACCTTCGGAACTACATACGATAACTTTGAATAGGGATGCAGGTTCTGTTCCTTTGGTTAATAGTAAAGAAAGTATATTTTGTCCTTGGACAATAATGTAATGATACCCCCTATCCTTTCATCTTATTTTATGCTATGTTTTATTGCAGCTATGTTGGTTACCTGTGATGTCAATCCTTAAAGGAGATTAGGTATGCAGACTATGAATGTTAATTTAGAATGTGATGTTATGTTTAACGAGGAAGGAGAACTGGAGGTGTACCTTTATGTGGGAGATGGGGATGACCACAGTGTGTTTAAATTCAACTTGAAAGATATCTTAGAGGCAAACGTAGGTATGTTCACCATCCCTGCTGATCCTCCCTATCTTCGCCATGATGATATGGAAGCACGGGATTCTATTTATAATATGTCAAACGTACTAAAATCTGGTGCGGCATATGTAGATGAACTACAAAACAAATACCTTGACAACGAGCCTAGCAATAAGGATACTGTTGAATGATTATAGATGATGCTGTAGTACAAAAGTTACTCAACTATCTTACTCGACAACCTTACAGGGAGGTACAAGAACTTATATCAAATGTCATAAGTGAGGCTAACAAGCCAGAGAATACTTGGAGTAAAGAACCGGAGCTACCGCTGGGGAATCATCGTGGAGAGGAATCATCGTGAGTATACCTACAGATTATCAGTCATTCATTCATCAGTCACGGTATAGCCGTTGGCTTTCTGATGAGGGGCGTAGGGAGATGTGGGAGGAAACAGTTACAAGACTGTTGGATTTCTACAAGACCTTTCTTAAAACTAACCATGACTATGATATGCCGAAGGAAACATACACTGATCTATACGTAGCTATCGTAACCATGCAGGTAATGCCCAGTATGCGGGCTATGATGACGGCTGGACCTGCACTAGAACGTAACCACATCGCTGCATACAACTGTAGCTACCTGCCTGTGGATAGCCCCCGTTCGTTCGATGAGTGCCTATATATCCTGATGCATGGCACAGGCGTAGGGTTCAGCGTGGAGAGGCAGTTCATTAACCAACTTCC